GGTCGGACAAATTCGTATTGCGCTCCAATAGTAAAACCATTCTGAAATGGAACAGTTACAGTTACAGTTCCACCGTAATAAGTAAAGTAAATAATTTTATCAATATCAGAAGCCAACAAAGTATATGTTTGTGTTGAAACACTCTTGTAAGTTCTAGGCGTTAAAGAAACTGTTGGTTGCTGACCCTCGCCAGTCGTTGTTGAAACAGCAATACCCGTACCCGCAACAAGATTGCGAACATAATCACCAGTAGTCTCGGAACCTAAATCAATAGCATCATTTATCCATGAAGTACCATTGTATTTCAAAAATTGATTAGCAGCAGGAGTAGTAATAACAGCATCAGTAAGATCATCAAGAGCACCAACAGAGCCAGCAGGACCAGTCGCACCTTGTATACCTTGGATGCCTTGAGCACCAGTCGCACCCGTGGCTCCTGTAGCACCTTGCGGAACGGTGAAGTTAAAGATTGCAGCAGAAGATGTACCGCTGTTTGTGACCGAAGCCGATGTCCCTGCTGCGCCAGTAGTGGTCGTACCAACAGCAATAGTCGCAGCGGAACCATTGGTTCCATTGGTGCCGTTTGTACCAGCAGTACCCTGTGGTCCAGTAGGACCAGCAGGGCCGATAGAACCTTGAGGACCTGTTGCCCCAATAGCGCCAGTCGCTCCTTGAGGTCCAGCAGCACCTTGCGGACCAGTTGGACCTTGAATACCATCAGGACCAGCAATACTAAACAACCAATCTGCATAAGTGTTTGAACTGGTTGAAGCAGTAATATTTACAGTAATAGAGGTGCTTGTGACCGCAGTCACATTTCCTTGCATCCAGTTTGTAGATGCAGGATTAGTTACACGAATATACATTCCAGCGTAATAAGCACCCGAAGACGCAACAGTAAACGTCTTTGAACCACCACTCATGCTTTGGCTAGTAGTTGATGTTACATAATATCCGCTACCAGTCGCACCTGTAGCACCCTGAGGCCCTGTGGCTCCTACAGGCCCCTGAGCGCCCGTAGGACCCGCTACACCCTGAATACCCTGTGAACCAGTAGGACCAGTCGCTCCAACGGCTCCTGTGGCTCCTGTGGGGCCAGACGAATACGGCAGCGATGTCCATGTGGCCGCACCAGTACCGACCTTAAACTTGCCAGTATCGGTTTCCAAACCCATTTCGCCCACAGCAAGAGTGGGATTAGCCGACGTCCAAGCCGAAGCAGTCCCACGTCGAAGTTGGATCTGAGTAGCCATTTAAATACCACCTGCATCTAAGGGGAGAATCCCACCATAAACACTTGAAGGATCTCCACCATCAACATTATAAGTACCACCCATAGGACCAGTAGGCCCAGCAGGGCCAGTTGCCCCAGCAGTACCAGTCAAACCGATTGGACCCTGTGGGCCTTGAGGCCCAATTCCAGCAATTTCGGTGACAGTCAAAACCAGACTAGCAGTTGAAGGTTTAGTTGGCGTTGAACCAGCAGCAAATGTTTGCAACGAAACAAGTGTGCTGCCAGAAGACCAATAAAACTGAACATAGTCGTTTGCTTCAAGATCAAACACATAATTCCATGAAGGAAGGGTATGACCTGAAATACCCCCATGAGAAGAAATAACAGCCACATAACCAGTTGAACCAACAACATCAGTTCCGTTAATCCGCACCCAAACATAAACATCATGTTCCTGCGTATCAGTATTTTGAAACTGACCAGACCATTGAAAATTGTAAGAACCAGCATTAGCAACAGTAATCCGTGAACTGCTGACAATACTGACACCGTTACTTAGGTCGGTGGTATTGAAGGTCATTGCCCTAGCAGTATTGGCAACAGGATTTGTTTGATCTGTGAAATCGGAGAACGCACCATAATAAACACTTGGAACATCTCCAAGTGTTGATGACCAGTTACCTAAAGATTCAAATATTCGTCTAAGAGTATTTGAATCAGAAGGAGCAACCGAAGGAATAGGGTTCTCCCATTTAGTCATTATCGACCAATAGCAATGTAACTGACACGAACCGATTGTAATGTTGCGCGGTTTACCGTATACGGGCCAAATGGGTTGACAACATCAGAAGTAAAACAACGTACAGTAAAACCAGAATTATTTTTAGCATGAATTGACATGAATTGAGTTGGAACAGTCGCATCACCGCTCATGCAAACAATTGTGTCCAAAGCAGTTGGAAACGCTCCAACAAAGTTTACAGTTGCGTGACCAAAAGCATCAGTAGTTACAACTTCATCTCTGGCTTTAATGATCTGACCTGTAGCCGCCATGCTCGGACGGAACGTCAGCGGAGTGACCGCTGAATCATCCACATACTTCTTCCGAGTAAACTGATTGATAGTCGTCGGGTTAGTGGCAGGACCGCTGGGGATACCAGTAAAATCAGTAGTTCCATCAATCTTTACACGCAAAGCATCAGCATTATCAACATACTGTTTTCTAGCAAACTGGTTTGCAGTAGTAGGGTCGGTGCCAGGACCAGACGGAATAACCGTAAACGCCTTGGAGGCGTCACGAACAATAACTTCACCGTTAATGTAATCAACAATATCGTTAAAGTTTTGATTTGCTTCAGCCGCCAAAATTGGGGTACCAGAAACAAAAGTATAAGTTTTAGAAACAGCAGTCATCGTACCCTCCGTGGCACAAATTTAAGAATTAAAGCATCAACACCCCAAAAAACAGGTGCTTGAGATTGACCTGGGACGGCTGTGGAAAGAACCTGTCCACCAACTTTCAATGAAACTGATCTTGCAATACCAAGATTTGCTCCACGATCTACATAACCATAATTACCTTGTTCTTTTGCCCACAAAGCCGTGTTCCAAACAACACCAGCACCATTCCAAGTGCTTGCAGCAGCAGAAGTTTCATTTCCCGCTGAACGAAAAATAAAGTTTTTAACAGAAACACTAGAGTCATAATCGCTGTAAGAAACAACAGGAAGATCATAAGGCTGATCGACCTGCATAACAGCCTCGGTGCGTCGCCAACGCTTCTTAATCGCTGGCTCACCAAGATCAATCCACTTGGTTCGATAGTAAGCGTCAATTGCTGAAGGACCAGCAGCCGTACTCAAATAATCGTAGTACTGGTTCTGAACATCAAGACGATAAACCCTATTTGTGCTGTGCAAATACCCCAAATAGTCTTCGTTGCGATGCCCACGAGCATACGGTCCAGCCTGCAACGAATACTTTGTCCAAGAACCACCCTGCTTTAAACGTGGATCAAGAACAAAAGTATAAGCCCGTGGCACACTAGGTTGATCGCTCCAAGGAACGCTAACCCACAAACGATTTTCAACCCAACCCAAATCAACATCATCTATCGCTGATGACGGAATAGAGCCATCACGCATCGCAGGCCAAATCTGCTCAAAAATCCATGTAACACCACTACCGCTATAAACGTTCAAACCTGTTTGATGGTCAAAGAAAAACAAACCAGCAGGAGTAGCAATAGCAGCCTGATGTGAAACAGCACCAACAGTATTAGAAATGTTTACAACAGAGAACGACTCGGCAGAATAACCATACACAGCATAAACAGAGTCACGTTTAAAAACTATAAGTTGATCCCCAAAAGGAATGATTGCTGTGATTGAATCAGAATCTTTGCCGTCATCAATATCAATAAAATCTTCACTACGCCAATTCTCACCAGAATCGTTAAACGTATTAGCCCAAGACCAACGAACACGGTTCGGGTAATGCGTACCACCCTCCCAAGTGCCAGCAACCCACAAATAACCGCTATGAACAGCCATATGGTCTGCACGAGGAATATTGCCAGACGTAGGAGTAGTGGTGTCGTTAAAGTTTGCAGTTAAAACCGTGGCATTTGCTCCACCATCCCACTTAACAACATTACGGTCACCTCTAACCCAATAAGAAATGTTGTTAAATGTGGTAGCACAAACATCAGTACCATCTGTCGTACCAAGATCATCAGTAGGCGTAGCACCGACAAGTCTAGTTAAATTTGTCCATGTACTTCCAGTCCCATAACGGATACCAGTCCCAATCTGAACCATCGTATAAACGGTTCCAGTATCGTTATAAGTCCAAATAGCATTTGGAGCAGCAGATAAAGCCGTGTTGGAAAAAGGATAGACACCACGGCGAACTTGGAATCCACCACGTCGATCAATATCGACGTTTAACAAATCGGGAGACTCATTGTCAGCCAACCTAAAGGTGTCGGCAACAAGGTTAAGTCCACCCGTGAAATCACGCAAGGTATGAAGTTGAGTACGTTTAGGAGTAGATCGCATCAGTCAAACGGGTAATTCAAACGGTTCTGCTGACGAACCCGTGGGCCACCACCAAGAACAAGAGGATACGGACCAGGAGCATCTCCGTATTGCTTCTTTAACAACTCCATCTCAGCGTTAAACGCATTAATGAACTGGCCTGCCATCTCAGGATCTTCCTGCTGCAAATACGCCATACCCAAAATATATAGACGCACAGCATCATGGAAATCATCAGGGAAATCAGGGACAGCGCCAGCGCCTTCAGCAACCCAATCTTCAACCTTACGGTAACCACGGAGATAAAGAAGTTCTCCACCAGTAGGCGTTGGATATAGACTCAGGTTGTCGCCCCAAAAGTTGAAGAATTCAACAGAACCGTTATTTGTCTGATACGGCAGGTATGCCGCCTCAGCCTCGTCACGACCAAGGTAACGCAACCGAGCATTATTGCGAACAATGGACGTAATCTCATCCACATAAGGGGAGAAAGCAGACAACGGATAATCTTGCTGGTCGTTAACGGTAGTTAACGTCCAAGACGTTTCAAAGAACGGCCAACGCTTACGAGTCCGAGCAATCTTAATCGTAGCATCCCTAGCCCAAACATCCAAAAGATCATTCGGGACTTCAGATTCATCCAAATCTAAATGCTGTCGCACATAGCGACGCAATTCTTCTAAAGTGTAAGCCATCAGATTTCACCACGAGAACGGAGATGACCGACACACCAATCAGTACCCCGTGCAGGACGAGCCTTGCAAGGTTCACCAACCTTAGTAATGCCAGAACACCCAATATGGGTATCAACAACAGTTTCAGTAGGCAAAGAAAAACCAGAACCAATAGCAGGAACAGCAGAGTTTTGATATTGAATTCTGGAAGAATCCGTAACACCACCCGACGCTGGAATAGCATTGGCCCCGTAACTAATTGCAATCTGCCTCAAAGAAACCCCTTAAAATAGGAACAGGGCGGGGGCCGAAACCCCCGCCCCGTTACAAATGCTTGATAAAGATTTTTATCAGGCAGTCTTAGCAGTAAGAACACCCTGACGCTTACGGTTGCTGATCGTAAGTTCGCCGTAGCACAAGATCTGTGCGTAACGGGCATCCTTGTTGTTCGGACGAACAAACGGAGTTGGCTTGAACCAAGTGTCCGAGTGACCGACAAGACGGAGGTACTTCGTGTTAAGGAAGTACATATCGCCAGCCGTGACATAGTTGTCATAAACGATAGGCGCACCCTTGAACAGAAGGTTCTGGAAACCACCATCAGCCGTCTTAGCATCCATGAAACGCTCTTGTGGCTGAAGGAGGTCTTCATACTTCTCAAACAGGGTACGGGTCGTAAGGATCACGTTCGGCTGATCGTTACCAGCAGAAACCGTGTTGTACGCAGTACGCATCTGAGCGAGCGTAAGCGCACCAGCGGTCGTGTTCTTGTGGCCAGGAGCCCACCAAGTATCAGAGGTCTGATCGATGCCACCGATGTTGGTTGAGGACGAATCCTTAACCAACGCAGCAAGACCAAGCCAATCCTTGCCAGAGTTGCCAGTAGCATTTGAGGTAAGACCAGAAGTGATGAACATTTCATCAAACTTTTCAGCAATCGTTTCTTCAGCCTGAAATGTCTTGGCCTCAAGAAGATCAATGATCTGTTCTTCCGAATTGTTCTGTGCTTCTTCAATACCAGAAATGGTAATCGAAGCAGCATATTGCTTCCAGTTATACTCAGCAGAAGTGATACCAGTCTGAGCAGTAATGTCGATTGAATCGTAAGCCGAGTATGACGCAGCAGTACCGTTCTGTCCGTAAAGAAGCGGAAGGACAATCTTCGCACCACCAGAAATGGTGCGAACCTGACCAGCCTGCTTCAGGAAGTAAACAAACGGACGTGCTGAAAAGATGTTGTCCACCAGTTTCGGCATGTGATTTGCCAAAGTGGTTGACAGGAGTGTATCGTAATTAGCGTTAGGCATTTTGTATCCTTGGAATTAGAGGTGCTTATGCACCCAATGACTTCTTGGCTGCCAGATACGCTTCTCGTAGAGAACCAAACCCTTCGTTGCCAGCAGGATCAACAGATCCATTACGACCAGCACCATTATGCACAGTTTTAGAAGCCTGCCGTTTAGCATTAATACGCTTCTGTTCTTCTGCCTTCTTGGATTCAACCTCCGCAAGACGAGCCTGCAAAGAATTAAAGTTCATGTCGGCATAAGCAGCACGAAGATTTGGGAAACCACCTTTAATTGCGTGAGCAAACAAAGTTGATTCATCAAATTCCCCATACTGACTACGCATAGCGTTCAGTTCCGCTTCGATAGCGGACTGGGTTGCGGCGTGTTCCTGCGCTGCGATCTTCTGCTCAAGAATAACAATGCGCTGTTCATCAGGGTCAAGTTCCATGAAGGAATCCGTTTCCTGAATATCCATTCCTACTCCAAAAGCATCACTAAGAGCCTTCAGGGTACTCGCGGGATCAGAACGCAATGCTTCCGTTATGGCTTCAGCATCAGCGAGGCGTTGCCGCATCTCGGATAACTCTTGAGTCTTTTTTGTGTAATCAGACTGGCGGAGATAACCGTTTCGTGCTTCATCTAGGGTGATCTGAGAACCTTCGACTTCAAAAAGATAGTCTTCAGGTGAATCTGATTCCGAAACAAAGTCACTAGATTCGTATGAATCTCCGCTGATCGGGTTGTTCTCTCCGTCAGAATAATCTGCCGAATCGAAGCCTTCAGTTGAGTCGAACGAACCTTCAGCCACCGAAGCATCGGTGGTATCAATATCACTCATTTTTTCCTTGGAGTCCTGTGACGATCACAGGTTGTTCCCTATTAGAGATATTAAAAGTGTCCCGAATTAAAGTTTCAAACCCATTTGGTTTTGTAACTGTGCAAGCAATTCAGGAGGTAGACCGCCTTGACCTGTCTGCGACATATCGGTTTGTGGCGGAGGTTGCATACCAGCCTGCTGCATACCGCCAGCCTGCTGAGCCATCAACAAGTCCATAGGATTCATCTGCTCACCATTCATGCCAGGTTCACCCTTAGGTGGACCCATGCCAGCATCAGGACCCATAGGAGGTCCACCAGCAGGCATAGCATTAGGATCTTCTGGCATAGGTTGACCATCAGGCCCCATGCCCATGGGCGGAGGAGGAGGCATCATAAATTTGCCTGGAGATTTAATACCGAAACCAAACTGAAGAACGTGTTTAGCAATTTGCTGAGGATCAATAACAGATCCAATAAGCGGAGCCAAACTATTCATCATGGCAACAGCCTGCTGACGACGGAAAGTATCATTCTGTGGTTGAGTAGAACCACCCTCAACTTGAAAATCAAACTCACCTTCAATGTCATCAGAAGTAAAATCAAACCAGAACTGTTGGCCTTCAGCGCCAACAATGCGGGCAGCCTGCTCACCAGTCATATACTGCTGAGACAACTGAACAACCTTGCGAGCAATATTACCAATCGCAAGTTCGATCAAAGCCAATTTATCCGCAGACCTAGCGTTACTGGCATCTTGAATCATCGCTGCTTCAGTCGCAGTACGGCGCACCTCAGGGGTTGCGCCACGAGCGTATTCATTCACACCCGAAACCTTATCCATATCAGCCTCAATGATTTGGCTGTACTGATAAAGATCGCTAGACATGGGGGTAATTGGAACAGGTAGAATAACGTCACCAAGGGGTTGATTGTCATCAACGACTTCAATAGCAACGTTGTCTTCGTTGGATTCAAGACCTTGACGGCCTTCAGGTCCAAGCGCAGAGGCACGGTACAGATACTTACGACCGTACTTCTTTCGATGGTTCATCATTTGTGAACGAGTTTTGTTGAGTTCCTGTTGAGGAGCCTCAATCATTTCAAGATCCCCGATGGGATAAAACTCATCGGGGATTTCGTAGTTTGCAATAAACTCAAAGGGATGGCCGAATTCATAAGGCATTGCTTCGGGATCAATTAGGAAGTCTTCTCCACCTTCAGCAAAAACCGAGATGGTTTCACGTTGAAGATCGTAAAATTCCCAAATAGTGACACGTTGCACATCGGTGTCAACTTTGCGTTTTTGATCTTGAGTTAACCAATCAGAAGAAAGAACGGAATCAGCCTTTAGGTCACGACGTACCCGACTGTTGTAACGATTGTCGTCTTTAACTTCTTCAATAGAACGAATGATACGTTGAGCAATCCACTTGGCGTCTTCCAAAGACGTTGCTTCAGGGTCAACAAACATATCAAACGGAGAAACACGTTCCAAATATGGTCGATCTTCAAGAATAACCATTTTTGATTCAGGAACATTTGCTGCAATTTCATCATCCGTAGGCACTTCATTTGCCATTTCAGGATTTTCCATTGCGTATTCGTCAGCCTGAGTTATCATTTCCTCAAACTGACCACGCTTTTCGCTTTCGGAAAGTTCTTCTTCCCCCTCAGCAAATTTGTAACCAACTTTAATCCAACCGTGACCAATAGTCAGGAAGTCTTTTGCAGCACGACGGAACGGTGTGCGAAAGTTGTAATGTCTCCACCAATAATTAATGACGGATTCAGTAATTACGGCCCGAGATTCATCATCAGGACGATTTGCCATAACTTCAATCTTAGGATGATTGACAGTAATGGACGGAAAAATAACGTTAATGGTTGAAAACGCAATGTTGATCGCAATGCGATCTTCTTCGCCCACACCTTTGGGAAAATGCTTGCCTTTATACAGGTCAAGCATACGTTCCCACGTTTTATCCAAACCAGTTTCTTCACGCCAACGTTTAGCGTGATTAAGGCGATTGCGATATCGCTTTAAAGATTCAGATTTGGAAATTATTTTAGCCATTAAAAATGCGCCCTAACAACGTTCTGGTTCATAGCCGTTTGCGCGTGCGGTTGCAAGCGTACTATCAATGCGTTCCCGCAGCGTGGGACCATTCCAATGTTCATGGTCAGGAAGCGCAAGCCCAGGAATACCGTCCTCACGCCAATACTTCATCTTGCAGGCGAAGCATGGGTGAGGTTGAGCAATGCACTCCCCGTAGGAGTGCCTTGACACTAGATTCCTTGCGGTCCACCTGGACGGGCAGCCTTTGGAGGCATCCCAGCGGCAGAACCCATCTTTTTGCCATAGCCACTAGAAGGAGCAGACTTCGGCGTATCAGTACTCACCTTAACGGGCGAGAAATCCTGTCCACCACCAGGGCGAACCTCGTTCATAACTGACTTGCAGTAACCAAGTTTCGGGGTTGCACCAGCACCAACAGCATTGTAAGATGGCTTAGCCTTCATGAATCGCTCCAAAAAATTAGGACAGTCCTAAGAAGTAACTCAAAGTGTCCCGTTAACTCCGAGTAGAACCAGCACCAATGTTCCATTTTGTTTTATTAACGTCTTCTTCAGGCTTTAGATTAGCCCACCAGTCAATGGTCATGTAATTATCGACTTTCTCCTTGTACTCAGGAGCCCAAGCATAATTAAGCATTTGATTAGCAATAGCCAAAGACATAACACGGTCATCATGTGGAGAGCCTCCCATAGCCCCCTTTTCGTCACGAACATAAGTGCGCAACTCTCCCAGAGTACCTGCGCACAACAACTCAATGTCACGTTCACGGATAGCCCTAGCAAGTTCATCGATCATCAAAGGCTTAGTTGACTTGTTTGTATGCCAACCATATTCCGTCATAGGAGTGTTTCCTTGAGTCGAATTTACCCGTCTGCGACGGAAAATTCGGTTGTAACCCGCTCTGCGAATACTTGTGATTGTCGTCAAACCATGATTGTTGGATTCAATTCCAACCAAAGCGCTGTTATACCACGTTGCAAGTTTGAAGATTTCTTCACCAAACAGATCAGCGGGAATATGGCCATGCCATTCGGCCACAACCTTTCCTGACTCAACTTCAATAACATGAGCAGCCGAGTAATCGCCCCAATCCAAGCCTTCAGCAACGTCAGCGCCCAACACATACGCTTTATGTGGCTGAGGAAACTCCCAAACAAGAACAGGGTCCAAAGCGTCTTTGCTGTGGTTAGCCAGCCATTCAAAGTTACGCAACGATCCTCGTTGCACCAAAGTACCGACACTTGGTTCTTCTGGTATGATCTTTGTCACAAGATCGTCAACATCAAAAACGGTTCGACCCGACTTAATAAACGCTTCCTCAGCGTTGCTTGGATACTCCTGAGCCAACTGCCAACTTGTCATTGACCGTTTCTTGGCCTTATACCAATCTTGATCTCGTTCTTCATTAGCGGACCAAGGGTAAAACATTGGCGAAAACTGGTTGGTACGAGTTTCCGCACCAACCCACATTTGGTGAAAGAAGTTACCAGACCCATTAGCGGTACTCAGACCGATGATCCGACCGCCAACGTCCGCCACGGGTTCAATAGAAGCCCACGCTTCTTCAGGGTTCGGGAGGAACGCCCATTCATCCACAACAATTAGCGTTGCCGATTCACCACGGGCAGGATCGGACGCACTAGGCATAGAGACAATTTGACTGCCGTTTTCAAACACCATCTTTTGCTGGTGTTCCACCATCGACGCAGGGCCACGTTCCAACATCCATTTCGGAAGATTACGGTAACCGTACTTTGTTTTCTTCAACAACAGTACCGCTTCCCGTTCAGTACGAGAAATATCAATAATGTTTTGATCTGATTTAAACCATGCCAACCAAAACTGATGGCCAGCAACCAAAGTAGTCCAACCAATCTGACGAGCCTTAAGGGTGAGCGAATATCGTTCCCTTCCCCACTCCTTTAAGGCTTCACGTTGCGCTTCACGCAACTTGAACAGGACACGACCGTCCTTAGGGTTCTGGATATTCCAATAGTTTTCCAGAAAATAGGCTTCGTCTTTAACGCATTTACGCCACTCAAGTTCCTGTTTCAACTCAAGTAGACGTGAACGATTAGCCATTACGTTTCCATTTCATAAGATTCCAGCCATTAACACTCCACCACAATGGTGGCATTAACGCTGCACCCCAATTATTTGACATTAAAGAAAAAACAAACCAAGGGATAGAATGTAGCATAACCACACCCCACCCCCACCATCGGTTCATCCCCACAACCCATTGGCCCCAGAGACCTACGGCTTCAAAAACCAGCAGGACCATCCACCAAGACTGTTCAGACAATTAAGGCTTCTTCTTAGCCTTCAAACGCTTTGACATGGCAGCAGCCTTAGAGCGTGCATCAGCCTTAGACCTTGCACCCCACGCGTACAACGACAACAACAACCGTGTCGGATCACCATTAGGCTTACGCTCAGGCCCAGGCATATTGCCCATACGAGCCAGGAAACTGGCTCGCCGTGGATTATCACCAGACTTCACAGGAGCCCTCAAAGTGCCACCAGTCTGCGCCTTATAAGACGCACGACCCTTAGCGTTCAAACCACCCTTAGGGTTCTGACCTTCCTTGCGCTGCCACGCCGCACTAGCCATTACTGGAACTCCTCCGTCAACTGCCGCAACTCTGCAAGCAGATCCTCATCCGTAAGCGACTTCGTTTCAGAATCCTCAGAACGAACAATACGCTTAGGCGTAAACCGATCAATATACTGCAAATACAAATTCGCAGCCTTCACATCCCCATTAATCGCAGCCTGATGAAGTGCATCCACCACCGACTGAACACGATCAACCGAAATGTTCTTCTCCCTAGCCCGACGCTCCCACTCCTCCTGAAAACGCTTATCACGCTTCCAACGCTTCGGAGTGTCAGGATGAACCCCGTTCTCCTCAGCCCACAAAGTACGATTCGACGGGTCTCTAGGATCGGACAACAGCCAATCCAAAAACTTTGATTGCAGATCAGGCATCGTCCAAGAGTTAGATTGGTTATCCCAATTCCAACCCTTGCCACCACCGTTACTGCCTTTCCAAGCATCTTCCATACAAACACACCCAAACTGTCCCAATGCAGGACAGACGGCCAGCGTCATTCGACGCTAACGGAGAATGACTATGCTAGCGATGGGCTGGTGACGGGCTGGAACAAACTTGTGATTGAACATCGCGTGCATACAGTATTCAGCCACACAACGGTGAATTATGTCACAAAGCACGAAAAACCTTTGTTTTTCGTGGGACAGTTCAACCTACTATATAGATGAGTGAGCAACCACCTTTGGGTGGTGGTTGCGAACGAATACAGTAACCTTAGTAGATAGTTTAAGCACCCGACTAGACAAGATCTGGTCGGGTGTTTTTATGCCCAAAACCGTGTGTGCCATCCGTCACAGTATATCAACCACAAACCTGTGAACAGCACAAACAGCCAGCCACCCCCAAACGGGACAGGCAGTCTCAAATATGTCACGCATAGGCTACCAAGTAATATATATATATACAGACGCCCCCCACCCCCCCATCCCCCCCTCCTCTGTCATAGGGTGCAGGTGCAGGGTGCGATTACTCCCTATCTATTGTTTGCACTTTCTCGGCGCTGTCGGGGCCTACAACGGCGAGGGAGGGGACAGCCCGTAGCCTTGGGAACCGTACTAGGTCGGCTGGGATGCCAAGGGACGCTAGGGGTCCTGTTAATGGTCCCGAACTAGGCTATAGTTGTGTTCGGCGGGAGAACCGTTCTCCCGCCATCTCATACCGTCCCGAAAGGACACAAGACAATGGCTATTGCATCCCGTACTATTGAAACCCTTACCGCTGACGGCTTTACCGTTAACGGTGGGACCTTGGTTAAGTGGTCGTCGGCTCCTCGTCCCGAATTGTTGTCAGCGTGGGGCCTTACCAAGGCTCTACTTGGCAAGGACGCTCTTCCCGCTGGGAACCCTCTTCACCTTTCAGCCCAAGACCTTGCCATTCACTTGGCAGACTGCCACGGCGGTAGCGGTTCGTTCGTTGTCGGCCACGTTGCTCCCAAGGTGGCCACGGCTCCCGAACCCGTCACGGCTCCCAAGGCTCCCAAGGTGGCCGAACCCGTCACCGTTTCGGCGGGGTATGCCGATCCCGTCATGACGGCTCTGGCCGAATTTGTGAAGGTGACAGCCGCGGCAAGTGTTGACGAGGACCGCGTTAAGGCTCTCATTGACGAGGCTCTACAGGGTCTCCCGAAAGGTCACGGCGGGACCGTTATTAACGTCCCGACCCGTCCCGAACCCGTCACGCTGTCGGGCGTCGTCCACGAAGAATTTGACAAACTACTCACGGCGGTATCGTTCGGGCTCGCGGTGTACCTTTACGGCCCGCCAGCGACGGGCAAGAGCCACGCGGCGGAGGCTGTGGCGGAGGCTATGGGCGTCCCGTTGGTCGGCATCCTCGCTTGTAGTCCCGACATGATGCCATCGGCGGTTCGCGGTTTCGTTGACGCTGGTGGCACCTATCAGCGAACGGCGTTTCGTGACGCCTACGAGCACGGCGGGGTCTTCGTTATTGACGAGATCGACAACGCGCCTAGCGCCATTACGGTGGGGCTAGTCAATACGGCTTTAGCGTCGTCCCGAATGACGTTTCCCGATGGCACCATTGCCAAGAGCCCGAACTTTCGTTTGGTAGTTACGGCGAACACTTTCGGCACGGGTGCCACGGCGGAATTCGTCGGGCGGTTCCCGCTTGACCCGTCTACCTTGTCCCGTTTCGTTCGTATCGGTTGGAACTATTCGGAACGGGTAGATCGTGCCGTCGTGGAGGGTTCGGGAGCGGTTCCCCGTATCGTTGACGGCGTTATGTCGGCGGTGTCTCGTATGAGGGAGAACGTAGCCACGGCGGGTCTCCGTTCGTTCATAACGTCCCGTGATGCCAAGGCTGCCGCGTTAATGCTCACGGCGGGGTGGACGTGGGAGGACGTACTTAACGCTTGTCTCGTTCCCGCTGGCACTACCGACGATCAACGTCGTCAGATCCTTAACAACGTCCGACCCGTGTCGGCCTAATCATCCACAACTAACGAAAGGACTAGAACAATGGCCAAGACCTATAACCACAACCGTGCCAACGTCGTGGAATTCTCGTCACTTGACGACATCGTTAACAGCATTAAAGAGACCCGACATTGCGATGCACACGGCGAGAGTGACCCAGATTGGTACGGCTCCGCCAACTTTGGCGAATCGTTAATGATGGCCCACGACGGATGGTCCGCCATCCGTGAGGACGTTGACAAGATTATGGCCCGCATTAAGGACCGTATTAAGGACGTGACGCCTACGGTGTTCGACATGGCCCACGATACGGCGGGGCTAATGGTGGACATGGGAGCGTTTATGTCGGGCGAGCCCGAATGTATGCTCTACCCTGTCCCCGTAGCGTCACGACGTTCGGGAAAGGTTGTTCGCATCCACTACAACACGGGAGCGATGGCCTACGTTAACGGTGACGTGATGATTAAGCGGGGCGTAGCGGTGCTGGCCCTAGTGGACGCTCTTAACGCTCTCGGCGTTAATTGCGAAGTGTGGACCGAATCGGCTGCCAAGAACGGAGCCCGCACGGCGGTCGTGTTGGCCTGCATTAAACAGGCCCACGAATCGCTAGACATTAATCGCTTAATGTTTGTGCTGGCGAACCCGTCGTTTCATCGTCGCTTTAACTTTGCTGCCCGTGTGCAATTCTCGCTGGCTGGCATTAAGAACGGCGGAGATTGCGCCTCGGCTGGCCTGCACATGGGCGATGTCGTTAACGCCGACGTGACCGTCCACAAGGCTCACAACGTCGGCGACGCTATCGCCGAAGATCCCGATGGCTGGATCTTGGGAGAGTTGGCGGGGCTCGGCTTCGAGGTTAACTAGAACGGGATCGGGAGGGGGGCTAGTTGCCCCTCTCCCCGCCTGTCCCCTGTTGTCTAGTCTCTCTTGTCTAGCGGTAGTTGACAGCGCTAGGGCCATGCTGGTACGCTTGGCTCTTGCGGTGCAAACTGCACCAATCCCAACAAACAAAGGACAAACAAATGACCCGCAAAGACTACACCGCCCTTGCTGCAACCTTTAACCGCATCCATGAGCAGATTGTTCTTGGACGTACCGACAATGCTTTCGATGCTTTCGTTGAGTCCGTCAACGCTGTGGCCGACGCTATGCACCGTGAGAACGGACGCTTCGACCGAGCCCGCTTTATGGCTGCCTGCGGTTTCTGATCGGTCAGCAGCGGGGACTCCATCGGCTAGGTCGGTGGGGTCCACGATGCCTATCGGTATCAATCCCATTAACG